GGGGGTCTTGCGGCCCGCCTTGCTCTGCCGCTGCCTGAGACTCTTGCTTGACTTGATCCTCAGGCTTGAGCACCGTTTCGGGGTCAACCTTAAACGCTTTCAGCACCATTTTCAGTTCTTCGCGCTCACGCAAATGCGGGGTGTATCGCGGGTTGTTTGTCACGTTGGCGAGGTTTAGCCATGCCTGCCCTTGGATGTCTTTCTCAAGCAGGGCCGAACTGCCGCGTGCGTCAATCTCGAAGTCGCCCTTGATGGCTGTATCAGGGTCGTTTGCCATTTTCCAATCGTAGTATCGCCCGATGTGCGGCCTAGTCACCTCGTCGTCGTACAATTTCACTCGCTGGCGCAACACCACGTTGGCATTGTTGTAGAGCATGACCATCCCGCCCACTGTCTCGGGCGCATTGCCCTGCTGGCCTCCCATGATCTGAGGCATGCTTGTCTCTTGGTCGGCAAACGCCATTGCTGCCTGGGCGATTGACAATAGCTCTTGCAGATGGCTGCTAAATTCATGCACGCTGAACGCCTGCCGGACGTCCTCAGTGTCATCCTTGGCTAGCCAGATTTTGTTGGGGGTGATTTCGTAGTTGCCATTTTGAGGGATGACCAAACCCTTCTTCAGCACGATTTGTCCACCCAGCGATGTTCGGCCATTGTCCATGACCTGCCGCCATGCGGAGTTGACCACGCGCTGCTGGTGCTCCAGCTCGTCAGGCATGCCGTACCCATACGGTGAGTCGTCCGCCTTGCGCCAGCACCACACATCAACAGGCAAAGTCTCGTCAGCCACCCACGACGGCATGGCCCCGATTATTTTGTCGTTGACCATGACCAGCACACCAAAGCTCACGTCGGTGATCGGATCGCCTGCGCGCTCTGTCAGCGTCAACATTTCGTCGGGCTCAATCTCCCCGTGATACGTCCACATCTCGTAGCTGTCCTCCTGGATGATGTCGCGGGTCACGCGGCCCTCCGCGACTCTTACGCGGCACGGGCTGGATCGCAGCACCTCACGGATTGCCTCAGTGTCGTAGCCTGGCAGGTTGACCAATTGGCGCAGCTCTTTGCGCGTGACGTTGCGACGCATCCAAAAACCACGGCCCCGCTGATGGTCGTTTCCGCACGCCGGGTCAAACCACACATCCCACGGATCAAGGCTTTGGCTAGCCGGTACAATATCCTCGTTGTATTTCAGCGTTTGGGTGCCGTCCGGCTGAGGCAGCCAAACCTTGCTGGTTTGGCGGGCGGGGAATGGGCCATACAAAACGCCAGAGCCTAGGCGCACAGCGTTATCCACCATTTTCCGGCACTCGCCGTTGTACTGGCATTCGGTCAGGCTGTCGTTGATGGAATCGCGCATAGCGCTGGCTGCTTTTTTGGCCGCCTCCACCACGAATTTCGCCTCATCATTTGCCGTCATGCCGGTAGGCTGCCCTGTTGCCGGGTTGACGGTCGGCCTCATGTCGCCGGTCATTTCCGCAATCTCAGGCACGGGCGTAGGGTTGATGTCCCAATTGCGATCATCCACCGGGAACAGGATCTCGCACATGCGGGCAATGGCCTGGTCAACTTTGGGCCGCACAATGTTGATGACCACGCGTGATCGGTTTCCCTCAGTGACCTTGCGGGCAGGGGGGCCATTTCGCAACGTGTTCTCAAACTCACCGCCTCCTTCAGTTCTCTCGCCGTAATATAGTTGCGAATTTCGACGCCACCGCTTTTCCACGTCGCTCATGGCGCGGTGCTGCACCCACCTGTCACGCATCGACGTGAAATACCCGTGCAGCTTTTCCACCTCGCCCTGCTGCATTTCCGCGAATTGCTCCTCGGTCATGATCTCGCCGTTCATCTCGATGGCAAAGTCTTGGTGTTTGGGTTCGTTCATTGTCAGTATCCGGTTATTTCGTCAATCGCCGACCATGCGGCGGATTGGTGCGCGGGCACCTGCCACTCGTCCTGTTTCTTGACTGGGTATGCAAAAGTGAGCGCCAAGCTGTCCGCCCGGTCTGGAGACTTGATGCCGCGCTTTTTGGCGTCCTGCTTGCTCTCAAGCAGCAATTCGCCGCCCCTGTATCCGTACTGCAATGCAGTCAGGTCGGTAATCAAGTCGGAGTCGTTGGGGATGGATGCCCCAGCCTTGAGCCACTCGCGCATATCTCGCCACATGCGTGCGCGCAAGTTGTAGTGCTGCCCGTCTGACATGCGTATTGCGCTGTTGACGTCGACCACCATGTCTCCATAGTCTCGACGCAGAATGTCAGCTACGCCCGATCCAATGCCGATGGTATCCACCGCTATCTGCGCCACGTCACCGAGCTGGGCGCGGATCTCGTCTTTAGCGCGGCCAGCTACGTCTACAACATCCATGCCGCCAAAAACGATCTGGCGCAGCAGGACGCGGCCTTGGCGAAAGGTAAAGCAAGTTTTGTCGTTGCCGAATCGCGCCACGTCAATCCCCATGATGACCGGGCCGTTTGCCATGATGTCGGCAGGCCCTTTGCGAGATGCCGACTGAACCACATCGCCGCTGATGTATGCATTAGCCACCGATGCGGTGTAGCTGCGGTCGACCTCTTGGGCCAACACCACGGGGTCTAGGGTGGATTTTTGCTTCTCGTACCATTCCTCATCTTTGCGAGGATCGTCGCGCCAGTCAAAAATGAACTTTTTCGTCCGGCCATCATGCGCCCGTCGATAGAATGGATTGCCTGCACCGTTGGGGGTGGACACGTAAATCCTGCAGTTGGACGTCTGAGATAGCGCAGCATCGGCAGCGTCCGGGTGCTCAAGAAATGCAGCTTCGTCCACAAAATAGATTGATGTCCGGTTGCCGCGACCTATATTCGCGCCAGCTTCGCCGGTTATGAACGAACCATTTTCGGCATTCTGTATTTTCATGAATGGGGCGTGCTTTTGGGCATCCCATCCAACCGGCTGCAGCTCTCTGGGCAGCAGGTTGATGAACTCGCGGATTTTCCAGAATAGGCTAGCGGGGTTGCCAATCTGATCCACGTAGGTCTCCTTGCGTGAGCCGAAGCCCACCACGGTGCCGACCTTGAAGATCATCATCCACGCGGCGAAGGCCACGCACAGCCAAGACACGCCAGCGTCTCGGCTTTTCTCGACGATGCCGTCCTCACGCATGAGCCAGCGCTGCAAGCACCAGTCGATGAACTCCCGCTGCTTCGGGAACAGAACGAACGGCACCACGGTACGCAAGCCTTTCTCGGCCAGGCGTGGGTCAAAGGTCATGCCCCAATCCGACACGAAATCAGCCGGGTGTCCAGCGTAGTAATCCAGTATGCGCGGGACAATTTCAGGGTTCTTGCGCATCCGCTCAAGCCGGGCCACCCTCAATTCAAAAACTTGCTCATAGTCGGGATTGATCCAGTCGAATCCGTCCATCATCAGCCCTTAATCATTTTCTCGTAGGCCTGCTCGGCGGTCAGTGTCAAATCGCCCTTGACCTCGACTTTGCCCGTAACCTCGACCTTGCTCTTGTCGCCATACGCCGCAGAGTGCAGCTTGGCCGCCACCTTGAGATTGACACCGATAGCCACATTCAGCCCGCTCTCAGTCCCCAGTAGCGCGGCATTGCGCCCATATTCGATGGCCGAATCTACAAGCGCGTGTGCCCGCTCGATGCCGCACATCGCATACCTGTCGCGTGTCTCGTCGCTGTGCATGAGCATTTGCCTAAGTTTCCATCCCTCGATTTTGAATGGCAGACTCCGGGCAATCGCCGCGAACGACTCCCCCCCCACGTACCGGTCAAAAATCTCATCGGCCAACGCAAAAACGCTTGCCTTCAATTTCGCCCGCTCATCGCGCTCTATTTGCAGATGCAATGGGGTATTGAGCTTAAAACGATCCGTTGGGTATGGTGTGGTTTTGTCCATATATTTAGGGTGGCCCCACAGCCCCGCATCATCGGGAGACAGACGAATCAGCAAAGCCGGGGGCCGAAAACAAAAAAACCCGCAAGTGCGGGCTGTTTGTGGGCGTAATTGCCCGGCCCGACTGTACACCATGACCCTATTTGCGGTCAATCATCGAGGGATTGCGGTAGCACGGTGAGTCCCTGCCGAGTGCATAGAGTCAAAAACCTGATTGATGCGCGAACCGTTTCGGCCGTTGACTCTATGCCCCACTGTTGGCGCAGATAGATCAGCGATGCGGCAATGTCCGGCGGTATAGGTATTTGCATCCTCCGATGATCCTTGCCCCTCATCCATTTGCGCACGCGCTCTTCGCGCGTCATCGCGTCGGGTTTTCGCGATCTGAATCCGCGAATCCTATACAAATCGCTCATGACGCGGCCCCCGCATCCCCCTCGCTGCTGGTGCTATCAGATGCAATGGATTTTACGCGCTGCCATTTGGGGAGGATCGGGTATCGACGCCCGTCGTGATCAATCAGCCAGGGCTCTGCCACGTCATCGCTGCGGATCACAGCACACCCGTGGATAGATCCTGGCTCAAAACCAGCATCGACGCCCATCTCTGCGCATAGATCGCTCATCCACCAGCCAGGCGCAGCAATGACCGGCAGCGGCGTAGATGACCATTTGTCGGGGGGGATCAGCTCTTTTAGCGCATGCAGACTGTGCTGGACATTTGCAATAGCATAGGTAGTGCTCATTTTTCCCCCGTCGCAATCAACCCAAAATCTCATCAACTCGCTGCGCCAGCATTACGCCAGCCTCAGCCACCAATACCTCGTCATCATCTCGGGGCTGCAATATCAGCCTAGACCACGCCCGCATTGACCTCGATAGAGCCCGCCAGTGCTCTGGATGATGCTGGTGCAGCCACTCCACAGCCTCAGCCATTGCCCGGCCCTCTGCTGCGCTGTAGCCCGTCACATCCTCACACTCTACAGATCCACCCGCCAGCCTGGCAAATGTCGGTGATGTGGATGGATAGCCCAGATCGCGCCGCACACCGCCCCACTCTCTAGCATCCAACTGGTGCAGTAGATCCTCAACCCACGAGGGCTGCATTGTGATCGTGTCGCAACTCATAGCTGACCTCCTATGTAAGTGAGCACTTACTAACATTCTAAAGCCGACACCAT